AAAGATGCATACTGGAAGATCAAGCGACCAAAGTATCCATGAGCAGCAACAATGTTGTAAGTCTCTTCTTCTTGTCCGAACTTGTAACCGTAGTTCTGTGACTCTTGCTCAGTAGTTTCTCTGATAAGAGAAGAAGTAACAAGAGAACCGTGCATAGCACTAAAGAGTGAACCACCGAATACACCTGCTACTCCAAGCATATGGAATGGGTGCATAAGGATGTTGTGCTCTGCTTGGAACACGAACATGTAGTTAAAAGTACCAGAAATACCAAGAGGCATTGCGTCAGAGAAAGAACCTTGACCGAAAGGATAGACCAAGAACACAGCGAATGCTGCAGACACTGGAGCAGAGTATGCTACACAGATCCAAGGACGCATACCAAGACGGTAAGAAAGTTCCCACTGACGACCACAGTATGCTGTGATTCCGATAAGGAAGTGGAAGACTACAAGTTGGAAAGGTCCACCATTATACAACCACTCATCTAGAGTTGCTGCTTCCCAGATAGGATAGAAGTGAAGACCGATTGCGTTTGAACTAGGAACAACAGCACCAGAAATGATGTTGTTACCATACATGAGCGAACCTGCAACAGGTTCTCTGATACCATCGATATCAACTGGAGGTGCTGCAATGAATGCAATGATGAAACAAGTTGCTGCTGCGAGCAAGCAAGGAATCATCAAGACACCGAACCAACCAACATAGATGCGATTGTCAACTGAGGTGACCCAGTTACACAGTTCGTCCCATCCTGAGAGGAGACCACCGCGTTGTTTTGAACGTGAAAGAGTTGTCATTTGAATAAGGGTTATGTATTAGTGCAGGGAACACTGAAGGTATTATTCCTTCTCCACCCTCAGGAGAAGGTATGAGAGACGTGATTTAACCACCCTATAGGTCTCGGTTTGAGGGGTGCACATAGAAAAGGTGAGGATTCCCTCACCCAGTTGATTTATTTATTATAGCAGAGATGCTAAGTTTTGTAAAGCACTCAAGAATGAGTATTAATACTTAAGTGAGTGTCATTACAGACTGGGGTAGGAACCCTGTAATCGTAGACAGCATCAGAGATGCGAAGAAGATGTACGGTACTACCTTTAAGGGGACTGGTTTCATCATACCCACCCCATGTTTCCTGCAGCAACCCCCACTGCTACGAAGAATGCGAACTCTAGGATGCCATGCATTGATGGGGGGATAGAGTTGATTGTTGATTTAAAGTTGGTCATTTTACCTTGTGCTCCTCAGGTGTAATTAAGTTGGATTTTGTGCGTAGGCAGGGACCATAATCCCTCCTTCTGGATCGTCATCATCGTCGTCATCCTTTAGTGCCCTTAGAAAGAGTTCTAACCCTACTAGGACACCGAAAGGATACAGACACCACAATATTGCTTGCCCATACGTTATCTCATTGACAGTATATAAACTGTCCATTAGAACATGCCGAAGAACATATGTCCTGTTAATGCATCAGAGATACCTGCTGCCATTAGACCAACCATTGCTGCTCTACCGTTCCAAGTCTCTGCCCAGATCTTCTGGGGTTCTACTCTGCTGTTCTTCTCGAACAGATCATCGACAGATTTTTCTTTGAAAGATTTTTTCATTAGAAAATGCCAGGAATGATCTGACCAGTAGTTGCATAAGCACCAACTGCTGCTACGAAACCGAGCATTGCTGCCCAACCGTTAAACTTTTCTGCTTCTGGAGTCATTGTTTTTGTTAAGTGAGGTTTACATTTGATGTGACAGTTGTGTCACAGTTCTTCAGAATCCTGCGAGACCGAAGAAAAAGAAGTTTCCTGTACAGACATATGAGATAACACCACTGACCAATCCTAGCATAGCAAGGCGACCATTGAGTTTTTCGGCATTCTTGCCGTATGATTCATAGTTGTCAACATAGGACATTCTTGGTTCTGATGCGAACATGTTTTGTCTGCCACCAGATTCAGTTGTTACTGTCATTAGTTCTTTGTTAAGAAACGTTACATTATTATATAGCAAAGATTAAGTTTTGTCAACATCTATTACAACGTTCCCCGATACCGATATCCTGACATCCTCGGTCTGCTTAGGGTACACTGTATGGATGAGGTTGGCAGGGAAAATCAAGGCGTGGCCTACAGAATCCTCATTTATGTACACTGGATTTCCTGTTTCGTTCCAAATAAAATAGAAAGGAGCGTCATCATCAGTAGTTCTTATATAACAGCTAAAAGAATATAATGAGTACTGGTGCATATGGGGTTGATGCTGATCTCCCTTGTGCATCTCGTTCGCCCACATCTTGACGATACGCATCTTGTCCTTGGTGTTTCCATAGATGCCACCAACATCTTTATGTAAGTAAAACGCTTCATCAATAGTATCAATCAACCATTTCTCAAAGAGAGGAGGTACTTCCATAGCATACTCTCTCTTGATTGATACAGGTGCCTCGTCTCCCAACGGGACTTTTGCCTCTATTGCTTTCATGGCATACTCTTCCAACTCCTCAAAGGGTTGAACGTATGCAACCATAAGTTTGTTAGGTACTAACCATTCCATAATTAAGGTGACAAGAAGTTGAAGTTAATTACCACTCGCTCTTTTGCATCTGTGGCATATGTACCGCAGTGTTTATCTTTGTTCTTGAATAACACTAGTCTGTTTTCCACACACTCAACCTTACTATCCTCAAACAATGTAGGACCATTGGAGGTTGTTACATAGAAGATTGCTGTGTTGTGATCTTGAATCTTTCCTGCTGCTTCATAATCATGATGCCAACCACTCTCATAGTTGTCATCCATTTTAAAAGTTAAGTTTGCTTTGATTCTAAGAGGGTTTAATATATCCAAACGATTCAATACAGGTGCCACTAAGTTTCGATACTGTGATTGCCACTCCCAGTTCATATAAAAACTGTGACACATTTGATATAAGTTGGGGTTGGTTTGTCCTGCGATCACGCGAGGATTGTAAAACCAAGGAAAATCTTCTGACAGAAATGCCTGTTGCACAGGACGGAACTCATTTTCTGGTAAGAAGTTATCGAAGACTTGCATGATGTTAAAAAAGAAGGGGTGTCGCCACCCCCTAGTAGTCTGGACGTCAGTGTATCACCTATATGTGATTCCTGTCGCGCATAATGCCATCGAGTTTTTAGGATCTATTGGCGGAAGATCAAGAGAAGGTGACGACATCCTTCGTATCAGACGTAAAAGAGATTGTATCTGCTGCTACGTTTGATCCAGACGGAATATTTATGTTACTATCGGGATCGTACCCGAAGTTAACATTGAAGACATTATTCTCTGTAGATGGAGGTTCAAGTTGTTTAGCAATCGCTTTAACACCTTGGTAATGTCTCCAGAGTTCACACTGCAGAGCAGCATCAACATTGTCATCGAGTGCTGCCTTGACAGCATCTTTCAACGCTTTGGTTGCTAGATCATACATGTTCATTTTTCTCTCAGTTGTGAGGATCGTAATAACGAATAAGGAATGCAGTTGCTGCGATGAGCACTACTATAACAATAAGGGTAATCATGTGTACTTGCGGTATGCCTGTACCTCAGGATCAGGATCTAACCATTTTGTGTATTCAAAATCTTCAATCGCATAATCAAGTTGTACAGAGTTGTCTAGGAGATACATATCCCTGTACCTTTGGGTCCACTCGTGAAACTTTTGAATACGATAGTCGGGAAACCCATTGTCGAGTGTCCCAACTTCAACATAGCGATAAGGATATCGCTCCAAAATGGTGTTAGTCTTGGTCATAATAATAAAGGTCTGATTCAAGTTTGGCAAGTAGGATGTCATAATCCTCGTCTACATCACCGTAGAAATCGACTCCTCTGTCCTCATAGTGTTTAACTAATTGATTATGAATGATAGGATAATCAGAGTCGAGCATAATCTGTCTGTCAACTGCATCCTCAAGGATGGAGAGACACGACGAGAATCGTTGTGCTGTAGTCATATGAAGTTACCTTTCTAATGGACCGTTATGCCCGTGAGGGCAACGGGTCAGGCAGGATTTGAACCTGCGACCGACTGCTTAGAAGGCAGTTGCACTATCCGCTGTGCTACTGACCCAAAAGAATTTTGGAGGCAGTTTTGATATTCAGATTCAACTTTTTTGCATCCTCCTCATACCCTTGAGTAACGAGAGTGTGCAGTTTATCGATCTGGACGTCGAGATAATCCTCTTCGACATCAGCGTCTAGGAAATCAATCCAACTCATTTAAGTTGTGTCTGAACTACCCCAGTAGTATAACCGATGTCCTAGCGTCTGTCAAGTATTAAAATAGTCTTTTCGCATGTACCGACCGAGAATGTTAGAGTTGTAGTATGCAGGGGAACCATCTTCCATTGCCTCCGTAAGTACGTTGTTGAGAAATAATTGTTTGGTCTCATTAAAATTAACAAGACCTTTAGTGTTATGTATACTGATAATGGTGCGTTTGAATGCCATGGCACCAAACTTTTTTTTATCTTCTATGAGTTCCTTAGAACTTCCATAGTATTTTTTCCAATCTGATTCAGACTTTACCTTGCGTTTCTTTCCCTTGGGTGTGCGATGTTGCCAGAAATATTTTCTACCAATGTATCGCTTTCCGCTGAGTGTGTTAATGATACTATATACAAAACCGTAATAGTCATTAATGTCATCAGAGGTAAAAGGACGACCGTCATAAACCCAAGGGTTTTCATAATCAATCGCAGATTCCGTCTTCGTCGTTGATGTCACGATATGTAGTGTGCCTATCAGTGTCATCACTACTTATACGATATGCAGCAGCGTCAGAATATACTTCTGATTTCAACTCTGCGACTGCGACCTCAAGGTCGTGTATCAATGTTTTTAAGTTTTTCTTTTGCATTAATCAGCATACTCCTGTGCTAGTTCTAGACATTTGTTGAGCATGTGATGTGCCCCATCCATCCAATCCTCCGATGCTCCATCATAACGTCCGTTGTACAGATCTTTTTTGTGTTTGTAAATTCGTGCTAATAAGTCTCTTTTGGTCATGATTCCTCTCCCTGATCGTGGCAGTTTTCTAAAATCATTATCGGTCTGAGAACATCCATCACTCACGCTTTGTTCCCCAACTCTTCCTGTAGGTTCTTCCAGTCCCTATCAAAGATCTCCAGACCTCTGTCTGTTAAGACATGGGAGTACATCCCTGCGAATACTTTACTTGGGATAGTACAGATATCAGCACCCACTTTAAATGCTTGGGCGACCTGATACACATCTCTAATAGATGCTGCTAGAACTTGAGTGTTTGAACTATGAGTTGCGAATACATCTGCGATCTCTTCAATGACTCCAATGCCATCAAACGACTGGTCAAATACTCTACCTACGAAAGGAGACACATATGTTGCTCCTGCTTTACTTGCTAAGATTGCTTGGCAAGTATCAAATACTAATGTAACATTCACCGATACTTCATCATCAGTCAAATCTTTACATGCTTTCAAACCCTGAGGTGTGCATGGAACCTTGATAGTAATGTTTGGTCCAATGTCAATCAAGGGTTCTGCTTGATCTAACATTTCTTGTGCTGTGTCACCAACTACTTCAGCAGAGATTGATGCATGGAATGGAAAGATATCTGAGATCTTTTTGTACACTTCCATGGGATCTTCACCTGCCTTCAGCATTAATGATGGGTTCGTTGTGACACCATCAATCAATCCTGTTTCGTAATAGGTTTTGATTAACTCAGCATCAGAACAGTCCAGAAAAAGTTTCATGACTCTCCTATACATTTTCAGTATTTAGTGTACAACAAAAGACCCCAGGTGTCAATACCTAGGGTCTATATGTTGATCTCCAGATCAATCGTTAATCTTCCAGTTAGTTATACCAAAGGGTTTTAAGTAAACCCACTTGGCATAATGTAGTCCACGGTAACATAACATTGCAAAGACCTTATCAGGGTCATGTTTTGTTTCATCATATTCTGGAAGATTGTAATCCCAGTTACGGGAATCAAACTCCAGACTGATTTTCATGTTAGTGCCCCATCGATTGAAGGAGTCTAACTTCACCGTAGATAAGTGTTAAGAAAACCGCCATGGCAATGCTAATTTGTAGTACTTCCATGGTTAATTACCTCACTTAACTTTCTTTACAAGTTTGATACCACGATACATGAGTTCGTGATTTCTTTCTTGAGTTGCTTCTGCGAGTACTTTTGCTTTGTACTCCTCTGGGTTATAAGAAACCCCACGGTAAACGACTTGTGCCATTTGTTTTCTCCTAAAGTAGTTGGATTTTCGCCCGTTCCTTTAGTCGTTTGCGTCCCATGGGCAGTGTGGTGTTGCTTCTTGAATTACTTCAACAAGTTCTACCTTAACTGCGTCGTTCATACTTTTATGTGCTTCGAGACGTTCGATCATATCGACCGCATCAATGCAATTAATAGTAGTATAAAAGAGGAAAATTCCTAGCATGAGATGAACGCTCCGTTCCGCGACCTACTTGCGACCTCCGAGGAGGTTGAACGTAGATGGTAACATCGAATACAAAATGTATCCTTTGCTACATTTATATTTATATCACAGATCTCTGACATTTGTAGTTCACCCTGTTACACTTTAACACAATTTATTGTTTTCTTTATCTTTTCTTAAGTCTTCGTGCAGTCTTTCCATTGCTTCCTTCCTTGCAGCAGTCCAGAGCATGTCTGTCACGTCTGGACCAAGATCATTTCCCTTCTCTAGAAGGTCATCATAAACTGAATCCTGCGAAGGCATCTGCTTTGAGGTCTTGTTTGATTCCTCCAACGACATAACTTTCAATCTCCGTTTCTTGTGGTGCGTTTTGTAATCCTCTAGAGGTCAACCAATGTTGAGTCCAAGGAAGAGGATTGTTTCTAGCAGGAATATCATAGATTGGATTTAAACCAATCGCTTTCATTCTCTTGTTAGCAATCCATTCAACATACTGATGAAGAAGTTTTTCATTCAGACCGATCATGCTACCTTCTTTGAACAGGTAGTTTGCCCATGCCTTCTCTTCATCAACTGTCTTCTTAAACATATGAAGAGTATGATCCTTTTCTTCTAGTGCAATCTCTTGCATCTCAGGATCATCACCCTCAGACCACTTCTTCAAGATATTCTGCGTGATAACCAAGTGTTGACTTTCATCTCTAGCAATAAGAGAGAGTATCTTTGCCGAACCCTCCATAAGTTTATTTTCGCCAAAAGCAAACGAGCACGCAAACGACACATAGAAACGGATTCCTTCGAGGATGTTGACGTTAGCGATTGCTCGGTAGAGTTTTCTCTTGAGTTCTTTTCTGTCATAGAGTCCTGTTGTGTGTCCTTCTCTTGCTAGGTCCCACATTGAACCAGTGTCATAGTCATGTGCGTGCTCAATGAAATCATTGTATGATTCAGTCACAGACTCTGCACGTCCCATCACGTTATCATCATCTAGAATAGTGTCAAAGACTTCACCAGGATTAGGGTATACATTCTTGATGATGTATGTATAGGAACGACTATGGATCATTTCCATAAACTCCCATACAGTCATACATGCTTCCAACTCAGGAAGAGAACAGTAAGGAATGAATGCCATTCCAGGTCCTCTACCCTGTACAGAGTCAAGCATGATCTGATACTTCAAGTTAGAAGTAAAGATATGCTTCTGCTCAGGTGTCAAAGTTTGATAGTCGGAACGATCCTTTTGTAAGGAAACCTCTTCGGGTCTCCAAAAATATCCAAGTTGTTGTTGAGTAAGTTTGTCAAAGACAGGATACTTATACTCATCATATCTCTGGACACCAAGAGGTTGTCCAAAGAACATGGGTTGTTTCTTTGTGTTTACTTTGTTCTTGTTAAATACGGTCATTCCTTTCGTGTCAAACTTTGCAACTGTCACAGTCTTCCTCCTCGGTGGTAAGTATCTCGTTGATCAACTGGTCTACATTATTAGAGGTTTCGTCACCATCTTTTTTAGCGTCGTAGGTGTTCTGGTAGTACGACGTCTTCCAACCATACTTGTAGGTTGTTAGAAGATCATTTGCCATCACAGTCACAGGGACTTCATTGTCTGGATAGTTCTCTGGATTGTAACTCCAGTTGCCAGAAATTGCTTGATCGAAAAACTTCTGCATCACAGCAGTCACTTTGATGTAACCGTCGTTGTTATGCATATCCCATAATAGGGTGTAGTTATTCTTCAGTGTAGTATATGATGGAACAATCTGCTTAAGAGGTCCCTTTTTGGACTTCTTAACGGACAAGTAGTCGCGAGGAGGTTCGATTCCATTGGTTGCGTTTGACACAACGGAACTGCTCTCCGAAGGCATTTGTGCGGACAAAGTGCTGTGCCT